CGGCGCGACGCGCTGGGGCGTGACCGAGCAGGTCGCCCGCGCCTATGGCTATACCGGCGACATGCGCGCCTATCCGCGCGGCAATGCCATCGACACCTATCGGAATGCGTATTGGCTTGATCCTGGCATCGCCAAGGTGGCGACGCGCTACCCGGCGGTCGGCGTCGAGTTGTTCGACATCGCCGTCAATCAGGGTGTGTCGGTCGCCTGCACCTTCCTCCAGCGCTGCCTCAACGTCTTCAACCAGAACGGCGCGCATTATGCTGACCTGACCGTGGACGCCCGCCTGGGGCCGGTTACGCTGCTGACGCTCGATGCCTTCCGCCAACGGCGCGGCGAGGAAGGAGGCGAACGGCTGCTGGTCGCGATCCGCTCGCTGAAGGGCGCGCGCTATATCGAGATCAGCGAGGCGCGCCCCGCCAACGAGGCGTTCACCTATGGCTGGTTCGGCCGGATGGTCGAGATGGCGAAGAAGGTGATCGCGCGATGACCTTCTGGGAATTCCTCCATCGCCTGGGTCCCGGCTATCCCAGCGCCCGCGGCTGGTACGCGGTGGGTCTGTTCACCCTGACCCTCGTGATCCTGGGCATGATCGCGGCGTTCCCCGAGCTGCGGCGCGACGAGTTCTTCAAGTCGATTTCGACCGCGATCGTCGTCACCGGCTATATCGGCTTTGCCGTGGGCCTGCGCGATCCGGCGAAGGATCGCGAACAGATCGGCACGCTGCTGTCGGGGCTCAACGCCGCTGTCGATCGCATTCCCCCGAGAGGATAGCACGCCGATGCATACGCTGTTTCCCATCATCATCTGCGCGCTAACGCTGCTGGCCGGTTGCGCGCCCATGCCCGCTCTGCACGCGGTACCTGGTCCCGCCCTTGTCGCCGACCGGACCGTCCTGGACGAACGCGCCGCGATCGCGATCGAGGCGTCATGGCGTGTCGCCGGCCGCGCGATCGAGCGCGCGGTGGACCGGGGTGATCTGGTCGGCGCGCGCGCGGCGCGGGCCGAACGCCTGGACGCGGCGGCCGGCATGTGGGTCGCGCGGGCACGCGCGGCCTATGACACTTTCAACGCCGCCTCGATGGCGGACGCGATCGCCCGTGCCAAGCCGCTGATCGCCGAGATGCGCAGCCTGGTCGGGGTGCGGCCATGAAGGTCGATATCGACGAACTGTTCGCGGCCATGGAGCGCGCGACCGACGCCTTCGAGATCGTCCAGGACTTAGGGGAAGCGATCGCCGAGACGCTCGCGGCCGGCGGCCAGTCGGAATTGCTCGACCGGCTGGTGGCGATGCGCGCGCAGAACGATGCGGACCGCGCGCGTCGCCGGGAAAAGCTTGCCCAGGCGGCCGGGCTTCAGGGGGAACAATGAACATCACTATCGTGTGGCAGCTGGTCGCGATCGCGTCCGCGCTACTGGGCATCGCCAACCTCATCTGGATGTGGCTCGCCCAGATGCGCCAGCCGAGTGAAAAGGCGATCGAAGAGCTTTTGAAGCGGTGCCAGTCCCTGGACACTGAAGGTGAAGCGGTGGCGCGCCGAGTGGCGCTGATCGAGTCCGAGATGCGCCACGTGCCGACCAAGGATGACCTTCACGACGTAAAGAACAGCATCACCGCCATGATCGGGCAGATGCGGGTCGTGGAGACCGAGGTGGCGGCCGCGACGCGCACGATGCGGCGGATCGAGGATCACATGCGGGAGGAAAAGGCGTGAGCGGGGTGAGCTATGAGGACCGGGTCAAGGCCGATGCGCGGCTGATCATCCTCAAGGAATTGTGCCAGCAGTCGGACGGTCGATTGAACGAGGTATCGATCCAGCACGTTCTGGACGCCTTCGCCATTTCGCGCACCCGCGAATGGATCAGGACCCAGCTGACCCGCATGGCCGAACTGGAGGTGATCCGGGTGACCGAGATCGGCACGGTCATGGTGGCGCAGTTGCGCCAGGCGGGGCGGCATCATGTCGAACGTCGGGCGTTCGTCGACGGGATCGCCCACCCGTCCGAGGTCGATTGAGCCGTGGCACGCCAGGCACGCCGCCCTCGCTGGCGGACCATCCGGCCCGATCCCGCCCAGATCGGGCCGATCTTGCGAGAGCTGGGCTTTGTCGGGGCAGCGGCGGACCCGTGCCGGGTGTCGGCCAGCCATGACGACACCGGACGTTGGCGGCGTATTCATGCGCACTATCCGGACGGCTGGTCGTGCGTGGTCAACCTGCGCGCCGATGGCTCCTACAGCATGAGCCAGTCGCTCCGCATGCAGGTGCGCGGTGGACGCAAGCCCGATCAGCAGGTGGCATCGTGAGTGATCCGGCGGACCTCGCAGGCGAGATCATGGAGCGCGCCATGACGCGCCCGATCGCCACCAGGCCGATGCCGGAGGGTGTCGAGGGCGAATGTGACGATTGCGGCCGCTATTCCAAGCGGCTGGTGGGCGGCCGGTGCGCACCGTGCCGCGACGGGAGGACGCTGTGAGAAGCCATGGCAATCTGACGGATGATGAAGGCGCGGTCGTGCTTGGCAAGTTTCTTCAACGCATGGTCGATCAGCTTGATCTTGTCCCCTCCAACGCCGTCGCCAAGGCGAACTTCGCAATCGACGGCGTCATATATTCCGTCCGGCTCAACAAGGTGAAAGTCGAATGACCGTCATCCAGCGCCAGGGGCGTGGGCGCCTGTCGTCGATCGATCAGCTTCCCGAGGATGCCGAGCCCGATATCGTCTGGGCGCTCGAAGAGCTGCGCAAGCGGGAGATGCCCGCCAACGCGATCCTGGACGAGTTCAACGGTCGCCTTGCCGATCGCGGCATCGCCAAGATATCGAAGTCGGCCTTCAGCCGCTGGTCGATCCGCAAGGCGATCCAGCTGCGCCGGCTGGACGAGGTCCGCGCGATCACCACGGACGTGGTCAGCGGCCTGGGCGCGGACGGTGCCGACGACGTGACGGTGACGATCGCCGAGATGCTGAAGGTTGCGATCTACGAATCGCTGGAAGGCACGCTCGACCCCAAAGGGATCATGGCGTTGAGCCGCGCGCTCAATTCGGCGGTCGCCGCGCAGAAGACATCGGCCGAGCATCGCCGCAAGCTGGAGGAGAAGGTCACGGCGCAGGTCGAGCAGGCCGCCGATCGCGCGGCCGACGCCGGTCGCCAGGCCGGGCTAAGCGCCGACCGGGTGGCGCAGCTGCGCAATGACGTTTTGGGAGTGCGCGCAAAGTGACCCGTGAGCCACTTGCTCCGATCATGCCGCGCGATCCGGATCAGTTGCCAGCCGTCCTGCCCAACGGCTCGGACCTGTTGCCCGAGGGTGATCCGCTAGCGGACGGCATCCTGATGCGTCACCAGGCCGAATGGCTGGAAGACAAGTCGGACCTGAAGCTGGCGGAAAAGGGACGCCGGACCGGTGTCACCTATGCCGAGGCGCTGGACGATACCCTGATCGCCGCATCGTCGCGCGATGCCGGCGGCGACAACGTCTTCTACATCGGCGACACCAAGGACAAGGGCCGGGAGTTCATCGGCTATGTCGCCCACTTCGCGCGACAGATCGGCGAGCAACTCGGTCATATCGAGGAGTTCCTGTTCGAGGATCAGCGCGAGGACGGCAGCTCGGCGCAGATATCGGCGTACCGGGTCCGCTTCGCGTCGGGCTTCCGGGTCGAGGCCCTGTCGAGCCGCCCGGAGAACATTCGTGGTCTGCAGGGTATCGTCGTCATCGACGAGGCGGCGTTCCACAAGGACGTGCGCGCCGTCCTGGACGCGGTCAACGCGCTGCTGATCTGGGGCGGCAAGATCAGGATCATCTCGACGCACAACGGCGTCCTCAATCCGTTCAACGAGCTGATCCGCGAAGCCAAGGCGGGCAAGGTCCCCTACAGCCTGCACTTCATCCCCTTCAGCAAGGCGGTCGAGAACGGACTGTACAAGCGGGTATGCCTGCTGCGCGGCAAGGAATGGAGCCAGGAAGCCCAGGACGAGTGGGAAGCCAAGATACGCGGCGCGTATGGCGTTCGCACCGCGCAGATGCGCCAGGAGCTGGACGCGATCCCGGCCGACGCCGAAGGCGCGGCGCTGTCCAGCGTCGCGATCGAGGCCTGCGCGGTCCAGGGCGTGCCCGTCGTGCGCTGGACACTGCCCGACGAAGTGAAGTCCGCGCCCCCGGCGACCCGCCTGAAGGTCGTCGAGCAATTCTGCGAACAGACGCTCAAGCCCGTCCTCGACGCGCTCGATGTCGATCGGCGGCATGACCTGGGCTGGGACTTCGCGCGATCGGGCGACGGCTCGGCGTGTGTCATCACCGAATTGGGCCGTGACCTCATCCGTCGCCAGCGCGCGGTGATCGAGCTGCGCAACGTGCCGTTCGAGATGCAGCGCGATATCGCGTTCTACATCGGCGATCGCCTGCCCCGGTTCGGGCACGGAGCGTTCGATGCCACCGGCAACGGCGCGTATCTGGGCGAAGTCTGTCGCCAGCGCTGGGGCGAGCGGATCAGCGAGATCAAGCTGTCGGTCGAATGGTACCGCGTGAACGGCGCGCCCTATGTCGAGGCGTTCGGCGATCGCACCATCCTTATCGCGGCCGACAAGGACGTGACGCGCGACCACCAGGCGCTCTCCTATGTCGGCGGGGTCATCAAGGTGCCCGACGATATGAGGTACAAGGGCGAGGACGGCCAGACCCGGCACGGCGACGTGGCGATCGCGGGGATGCTGGGGTGGTATGCCTCGCGCCAGAACGCGGCGGAATATGACTACACGCCCGTCGGCCGCACCGCCGATGGTTTCGGGCTCGACGGCGGCCTGGATCGGCCATGGTGGCGGCCGCCGGCGGGTGCGCGTCTCCGGTCCGGGTTTTAACGGCCCGACAAGCCCCGTGGAGGCCTTGGGAGCCATGGCGATGCCCCGGACGGGTCAAACAGGCCTCTTAGACCCTCTTAAAACCTCTTATCCGTGGATTTGTACATGAGCGTCATACTCGATCATCGCGGGATGCCGATGCGCCGGGAGGTGCTGACGCGTGAGATCGCCGCGCCGACCCTGACCGGGGTTCGCTCGCCGATCGCGGGCTACCCGGCCGATGGCATGAACCCGATCCGCCTGGCCAACGTGCTGCGCGCGGCCGACCAGGGCGATCCGCTGGCCTATTTCGAGCTGGCCGAACAGATCGAGGAACGCGACCTGCACTATCTGGGCGTGCTCGGCACCCGCAAGCGCAAGGTTGCCCAGATCGAGGTGACGGTGGAGGCCGCCAGCGATGCGGCCGAAGACGTGGCGATGGCCGACATGGTGCGCGAGTGGATCGCGCGCGACGAGCTGGCGGACGAGACCTTCGATATCCTCGACGCGATCGGCAAGGGCATCAGCTTCACCGAAATCGTGTGGGACATGAGCGAAGGCCAGTACCGTCCGGCGCGGCTCGAATGGTGCGACCCCCGGTTCTTCACCTTCGACCGCGACGGCCGCACGCCGCTGTTACGCGGTGGCGAGGGCGGCAATGGCGTGGACGAGCCGCTGCCGCCGTTCAAGTTCATCTACCACAAGGTGAAGGCTAAGTCCGGCCTGCCGGTGCGGTCGGGGATCGCGCGTGCGGTCACCTGGGCGTGGATGTTCAAGGCGTTCACCCAGCGGGACTGGGCGATCTTCGTCCAGACCTATGGCCAGCCGGTTCGCCTGGGTCGCTACAACAGCAGCGCCAGCGCGGAGGACCGCGCCACCCTGTGGCGCGCGGTCGCCAACATCGCCGGCGACTGCGCGGCGATCGTGCCCGAGGGGATGAACATCGAGTTCATCGAGTCCAAGAATGTCGGGGCCGGTGCCGACCTGTTCGAGAACCGGGCGGACTGGCTCGATCGCCAGGTGTCCAAGGCGGTGACGGGCCAGACCGGCACGACGGACGGCAAGAAGGGTGGTCTCGGCGACGGCGGTAACAAGGTTCACGGCGAGATCGCCGAGGACATCAAGAATTCCGACAGCCGCTCGCTTGCCGCCACGTTCAACCGGGACATCGTGCGGCCGTGGGTCGATCTGGAGCGCGGGCCGCAGAAAGCCTACCCCCGCGCGGTCATCCAGGAGCGCAAGCCCGAGGATCTGTCGCAGATGTCCGAAGCGCTGGAACGCCTGGTGCCGCTGGGTCTGCGCGTCGAGCAGTCGGCGGTGCGCGAAAAGATGGGCTTCGCCGATCCGCCCAAGGGGGCCGAGGTTCTGATGCCACCTGCCCAGCCGCAGACGATCGAGCGCATCACCTCGCCGTCACTGCAATCGCGCCAGATGCCCGCCGCCACCCCGGCCAGCCTCATGACCGACCGACTGGCGGCCGAGACGGAAGACGACATGCGCGATATGCTCGCGACGCTGTCGCTGATGATGCAGCGCGCCTCCAGCATGGGCGAACTGCGCGAGATGGTCCTGTCGGCTTATCCCGCGCTGGACGCCGAAGGGCTGATCGATAAGCTGTCGGGTGGCCTGCTGGCGGTGCGGGCAGCGGGGATGAGCGATGCCGGACAAAAAAGTGCCTGATCAGCCCAGTGTCGTGGAGGGCGTGCTGCGCCGTCCGTTTGCCGAACAGGTCGCCTATTTCCGGGGCAAGCTCGGCGATTTGGTGCCGACTGAGCGTTGGGACGATCTGGAGCGCGAGGCGCACGATACCGCCTTCATGGTGGCGGGCGCGCAAAAGGCAGACCTGCTGGCCGACCTGGCGGCCGCTGTCGATCGCGCGATCACCGAGGGCAAGAGCCTGGACTCGTTCCGCAAGGACTTCGATGCAGCCGTCGAGCGCCACGACTGGCACGGTTGGACGGGCGAAGACACCAAGGCCGGGCGCGCCTGGCGTGTGCGAACGATTTACAAGACCAACGCGGCGGTCAGCTATGCAGCGGGTCGTCTGGCGCAATTGAAGGACGGCAATTACAAATATTGGGTCTACTTCCACGGCGGCTCGGAGGACCCCCGGCCCGAGCATCTGGCATGGAACGGGATCGCGCTGCCGCCGGATCACCCGTTTTGGGAGACGCATTATCCGCCTTCCGACTGGGGGTGCAGCTGCTACGTCATCGGTGCGCGGACGGCCGCCGGCATTCGTCGCCTGGGCGGCGATCCGGACAAAAAGCTCCCCGAGAACTGGAATACGATCGACCCGCGCACCGGCGCGCCCATCGGCATCGGCAAGGGATGGGACTATGCACCGGGAGCGAGTGTCACCGATACGGTCCAGGCGTTCGCGGGCAAGGTGCGCCAATGGGACTATCAGGTGGCCAAGGCCTTCATGGGGGAGCTTCCCCAGGCAAGCCGCGACGCACTGGCCGCCGCCTATCGTCGTCTCCCATCGGTTGCCGACGATGCCCGGCGCTATGCCAGGCGTGTCCTGGGCCAAGGCGGCGACGCCGTCATCCAGCCGGTGTGGACGCTGGGCGGCGTCACCAGCGACCAGGTACGCGCGATCGAGGACGCTCTGCCGGGGCTCGATGCCAAGTTGGGGGCCATGGATTTCTCGATCGCGCGGTCGGATATCCTCCACGTCCAGAACGCACACGGCGATACAGCAACCGAGGCGGCGCGCGGCCAGATCGCGGTAACGCTCGACGACTATCGGTATCTGCCCGACATCGTCAGTGCGCCCGATACGGTCGAGGAGGCCGGCACGTCCGATGCCGGCGAACCGCTGGTCCGCTTCATCAAGGCGATCGACGGGAGGGTGTATCTGGCGGTGTTCGCGATCCGGCGCGGTCGCAAGACGCTGGGCCTGAAGACGTTCTACATTCGCAAAGGGTAGGCGCGCCCCGCAGCTGAACGTCCCGAACGGCTCCGGGTTATGGGCCCGGCGACCGCGATGCGCGCGAGAACAGGAGATACGCATGATCCGCATCATGTTCAATATCGAGGAGTTGACCCAGCGGCTAGGCCTTGCCGCGACAAAGCTCGGCGACATGACACCGGTGTATAAGGACATCGGCGACTACATGACTCGCCAGACCAAGGCCCGGTTTGTCAGTGGGACTGCACCTGACGGGACGAAATGGCGGCCGAAGACGCCGGCTACGATCGCCAACTACAAGGCCAAGCGACACGGCAATAAGACCCGCCCGCTTATTGGACCTACGGGTCGTCTGGGGAAGGAAATCAACCAGGTGGTCACTCGTGATCAGGTCGAGATCGGCTCGGCGCTGGAATATTCGGCTGTGATGCAGGGCGGTGCGAAGAAGGGTGCGTTCGGGAATACCAGGACGAACCTTCCCATTCCGTTCGGCGATATCCCGGCGCGGGTCTTCATCGGCATCTCCGACACCGAAGAGCGATCGATCCTCGACCTCGTGGACGAACACCTGGCCGAGGCGATCGGCGAATAGCCCCTTGCCGATCCGCGTCCCCATCGCTTAGGTGAGAGGACGCCGAGGCGCTTGTCAGACACCTCTCATGCCCGCCTTCGCGGGCATGTTTTTGCCCTCTCCCCATCCGCATAACGCCGGTCATGACGGGGACGGCCATCGCGCTCTGCGCGGCACTCAACATCGACGCGACCGAAGGCAAGGTGCCCGAATGGGTGCATCTGCTGCCCGCCGGTCCCGTACGCACCGCCGATGGTCGCGGTCCCTACCGTGTCAACGACATCCCCTCGATTGTCTCCGCCTCGATGGCGGGCGGCAAGCTGGTCCTGGACGAATGCCATGCGACCGATCTTGCCGCCCCGCGCGGTGAGTCCGCACCGGCGCGCGGCTGGATCGTCGAGCTTCAGGCACGCGCGGACGGCGTATGGGGCAAGGTCGACTGGACGCCCGAGGGGCGGTCCCTAGTTCTTGGCTATCGCGGCATCTCGCCCGCCATCGTGCACCGCAAGGACGGCACCGTCCTGGCGATCGCGCGCGCCAGCCTGACCAACACCCCCAATTTCCAGGGACTCACGTCCCTTCACAGTGAGGAAAAGAGCATGGATTTTCGTGCCTGGCTGATCGAGGCCCTGGGTCTCGCAGCCGACGCCACCGATGATGCGATCACGGCGGCGATCAAGGACAAGTTGAACGCCAAGCCTGACGACGCGGCGGTGAAGACCGCGCTCCAGTCGGCGCTGGGCCCGATCGCCCAGGCGGCCGGCCTGGCGGCGACCGCCGACGCGGCCGCCGTGCTGGCGGGCGTCCAGCAGCTGCGTTCGGGCGGTGATGATCGCATCACCGCGCTTCAGTCGGAGCTGACGACCGTCACCACGCTCCTCAACAGCACGGTCGAGGCCGCGTCGCGCAAAGCGGCCGAGACGTTCGTGGACGGCGCGATCGCGGCAGGCCGGGTCGGCGTCAAGCCGCTGCGTGACGAGTACATCTCCATGCACATGGAAGATGCTGCACGGGCGCAGAAGATGGTCGGCGCACTCCCGATCCTGAAGGCCGGCACCACCATCACCGGCGAGCCGGCCGCCACCGCCAAGGACGGGATCGGCGACGCCGATGCCGCCGTCATCGCCCTGATGGGCATCGATCGCGCGGAGTACGCCAAGGAATTGGCGGCAAGCTCCGGTAGCAAGGAGAGCTTCTGATGGTTGCGCTGACCGCAGACCGCAACACGCCCCGGCGTGAGAATCCCGATGTCGAAGGTCACCCCGTCAAGGGCGGTGCCAACATCTTCGCCGGCGCGCTGGTGATGCTCGATGCCGCCGGCTGGGCCGTGCCGGGTGCCGCTGTCGCAGGACTGACCGTCGCCGGCCGGGCCGATGCACCCGCTAGGGCCGTGGTCAACGGCGATGCCATCGTCACCACCCGGCGCGGCGTCTTCCGCTTCGCCAACAGCGCTGGCGGCGATGCCATCACGCGGGCCGATATCGGCAAGTCGGCCTACGCCGTCGATGACCAGACGCTGGCCAAGACCGACAACGCCGGCACGCGCAGTGCGGCCGGGATCATTCGCGACGTGGACGCCCAGGGCGTCTGGGTCCGCATTTAAGGGCACCGAGAACCATGATCATCAATGGCGCCAACCTGGCCGCGCTGCGCACCGGCTTCAGCACCCTGTTCAAGAAGGGGCTGGGGCAGACGTCGTCGCAGTACAAGAAGTTCGCCACCGTGGTCCCCGCGACCACCAAGGAGCAGAAGTACGGCTGGCTCGGCAAAATCCCGAGCGTGCGCGAGTGGATCGGCGCGCGCGTCGCCCAGAACCTCAGCCAGTCGGACTATGCGATCAAGGAAAAGAAGTGGGAGCTGACCATCGGTGTCGATCGCGACGACATCGAGACCGACAATATTGGCGTCTACTCGCCGATGTTCGAGGAAATGGGCCAGTCCACCGGGGCGAAGTGGGATGAACTGGTCTTCTCGATGTACAAGCTCGGCTTCGAGCTGCTGTGCTACGACGGGCAGTTCTTTTTCGACACCGACCATCCCGTGCTGGCCGCCGATGGCACGGTCCTGTCGATCGCCAACACCGATGGCGGTAACGGCCCGGCCTGGTTCCTGATCGACAACAGCCGCACGATCAAGCCGGTGATCCTCCAGCAGCGCAAGGACTTCAAGTTCGTCTCGAAGGATGCCGAGACCGACGACAACGTCTTCGGGCTCAACGAGTATCTGTACGGTGCCGATGCCCGCGCGAACGCCGGCTACGGCTTCTGGCAGTTCGCCTGGGGTTCGCGTCAGCCGCTGACGCCCGACAACTATGAGAAGGCGCGTGTCGCCCTCATGGAGATGAAGGGCGACTATGGCCGCCCGCTCGGCATCCGCCCGGACACGCTTCTGGTGCCGCCGCGCCTGGAACGCGCCGCCAACAAGATCCTGAAGAACGAGAAGGGTCCGAACGGCGAGGACAACGAGTTCCAGGGCACTGCAACCGTGGAGGTGATCCCGTGGCTGGCGTAAACGATACCCCGCGCGGCATTCGCCGCCCCCGCCCCGAGGCGGCCGTGGCCCGTGACACGGTCGCTGCAATCCCGGCGACCGCCACCGCGCCCCTGGGCGACACGCCGCCGCCCAGCGACGTTCTGCCAGTGGCGACGGGAGGCACGACGATCGCGACCGAGGCCGCGGCGCTCCCGGACCCTACGATCGTCGCGGAGCCGGGCACGCCGCAGCCCGTCGTGACCGCCTCGCCGCCGATCGCGGCCGAGGCGACCGTGCTGGACGTGCTGAAGGGCGCGGAAGCCGGAGTATCGGTGCTGGAGCCGGGCGCGGTCGAGCAGGAGAAGCCAGCGGTCGCGGCGCAGCCGATGATCGCGATCGACGCCGGCGCTGACGAAGCGCAGCGCCAGTCGCTCCTCGACAGCGCGGCCGCCGCTACCCTCTCTGGTGCCACGCCACCTGCGGCACCGCCCGCCGCCGCCATCGATCGCGACCCGGCGTTCCCCAGTGCCAAGGTCACGGTCGTGACCGTCGTCGGCCCTGTCCAAGGCCGCCGCCGGGCGGGCTTCGCCTTCGGGCCGGAGCCGCGCCACTTCCTCTCGACCCAGCTGACGCCCGAACAGGCTGAAGCGATCGAGGGCGATCCGATGCTGGCGGTCGGCGTGCGCGAGCTCAACGAGGAATCGGACGAGGTCCGCGCGATCCGCTGGGGCATGCTCTGATGCGGATGATCCGCAACCTGGGGCTGGCGGGCGCGATGATGATGGGGGTGGTGATGAGCCTCCCCGCATCGTCCGCGATCCATCACGCGATCGCCCCCGACACGAGCAGCCGGGCGGCGCGCAGCATCCGTCGCGCCAGGCGCGCGCTGGCCAGCACGCCCGCGCGTTACCGTCGCAGCCGCAACGCGCCCCACCGGCGTAGCATGCGCGCCAACCGGCTGTACGTGTCGAGGCGTACGCGTCGGCGTCACCGGCGGGCGCGCGCGGCATGACCTATGCCACGCTCGACATGCTCAAGGGGGCTTTTGGCGAGGCCAACCTGATCAGCGCCACCGATCGTTCGGGCTTCGGTTCGATCGATATGGCGGCGGTCGAGCGGGCTCTGGCGGGCGCGGATGCGACGATCGATGCGGCACTGGCGGTTCGCTACCGACTGCCGCTGGCGGTGGTGCCGACCATCGTCAGCGAGATCGCCGTGTCGATCGCGCTCTATAAGCTGCACGTCTTTGCGCCGGACCAGAAAGTGAAGGACGATCACGACCAGGCGCTGAAGGACCTGGACCGGATCGCCAGCGGCGCGCGCAAGCTCGATGTCGCCGGCATCGAGCCGCAGGGCTCGGGCTCG